GTTATGGCAATAAAAAAACAAGTAACAGCGTCGAATGGTAATGTAACGGAATACCATCGTATTGCTATGGTCAAAATAGATACAAACCAACAGAATACTATTTTAATACACTCATATCTATCCGAAGATGGTAGACGGGTAGAAAAAGATTATGCTGCTGGCTTGTATAGAGACGTTGAAGAAGGAATGATGAATTGGCCGTACGTAGACGCTCAGTATCTCAACTGTGAGTATGATGAGAATATGACCGTACCGAATGCTTACGCATATTTAAAAACATTACCGCAGTTTGAAGGAGCTGAGGATATTTAGTATATAGGGAGAAGGAGATTTATATGAATATTACACTTACAACTATAGTAACTCTGATTACTGAAATCGGGGTTCTTTTAGGAGTGATAATTCCGGTTATAGTATTTGTAAAGAAGATCGCTAATGGTACTAAATGTCAGTTACGTAGTGAAATGTTACGGACATATTATCATAATCGCGAATCTGAAAAAATACGTCAGTTTGAGTATGAAAATTTTGTAATGCTCTATGAAGCGTATAAAGCGTTACGAGGAAATTCATTTATAGACAAGATTTATGAAGAAGTTCACTCTTGGGAAGTTATTAGTTAAAAGGAGGATGTATTTATGAAAATGAATAACAAAGTTTATGATATGATCAAATGGATTGTAGTCATCATACTTCCTGCATTGTTAACATTGTATAACACATTGGCTTCAACTTGGGGTTGGCCTTATGCAGAACAGATCTCAGCTACAATTTCAGGTGTTACCGTATTTTTAGGTAGCTCTATGATGATTAGTACGTATAATTACAATAAAACTAAATAATAATTACATAAAAACGAAGCGGTGGAAACATGGACCCTTCGTTTTTCGCGGTTTATACATCTCCTATTATGAGAGAATAATAAAGGAGAGGATTGCAATGAGAACTCTAGACATTGTAAAACCAGTTTGTAAAGGATTGGTATGTGGAGCAGTATTAGCTGTACTATCAAAACCATTCAAACTTAAAGTACGTGTTGGAAAGAAACAAGTTGAAATCCTATCAGAAGGTTAATCTCGAAGAAGGGGGTTTTACAAGCCCTTTTCTTTTTTACATATGTATCATCTACATCCCCCTGAACGAGGTGTTCCTTGATACCAATAAAAGAGAAGCCCCGTGTACCAAGGCTTCCCGACGTTAGATTACTTTAATTCAATTGTAATTTTATAAGGTTGCATATACCAACGCTGACCTTTTTCTATATCTGGATACAAATGCCGCTTATCTTTTTGGATACGTACAGCAGGTGGACGGTCATATTCTATCCTATCGATTATATCCTTCAAATATCTATTTGTAACCTTAGCGGGTATATTCGGATCGGTTAAATAGTTTACAGCGGTTGTAAATTTTACTATCTTATCTTTATAGTCTACGGGAGACGGTATTGAGTCCTGCGCATTACACAACGCTTGTTTAACTTCCTCTTTTTCTTTTAATAATTTTTCATTAAGTCTTTTAAATATTTCAGGAGGCATGGCTATTTCTGGTTTATATTGATCCTCCCATTGTTGAACTTCTCGTTCCTCTAGTTCTTCCAGTTTCTTTTCTAATCTCAGTACCAAATCTTCGTGTAATTTACTAGAGTTGTCCTTATTATCTTTCACTCGAATCTTGTAATCTTCTATGCAGTCTTGTAGAACATTGCATATATATTTGATTACTTCGTCGAAGTCGGCAGAACCAGATTTACAATGTACCTGATCATTACATACAAGTTTGGCTGGAGCAAACTCTTTCTTTCTCTTCCTATAAGTATTGTATCCGCAAGTATGCCCACAACGTTTACAATATACCAAACCACTTAATGGATTCTTTAATGTTTGATCAGTTTTGGTTCGATGGCGTGTTCCTTTAATCTCCTGCGCCCTATAAAATAAATCTTCAGGTATTATTGCGTCGTGCTTTCCTTCGAATATTAGATATTCTTCTACTGGCGGTTTTGGACGCTTCTTTATTACTTTCTGGTCTTCGACTATTTTTACAGTTCTTCTGAAATTCCATCGAACCTTACCTATATAATGTACGTTTTCTAAAATTCGATATATAGTTGAATCTTTCCATCGCTTAACGCCAGTTCTTGTAGTTATTCCTAGAGCCTCTAGTCGTCTACAGATCATATGTGTCCCGACATCATCATTACAATACCAATTAAAAATCATTCGAACTACATCAGCCTCTTCTTTGTTCTCTTTCAATGTATGACAAATTTTCTTTCCATTAACTCGTATATCCTTATCGAAACCATACGGAGGTACCGAACCAACATAATTTCCTTCTTTAACGCTTAATAGAGTTCCACGTTGTAATATTTTCTTAGTGTATTCAAGATATTCATTACCACGTTTTAGTTCCCGTTCAAAGGCATCTCTGTCATATTCGTCTCTTAAATCATAAGTCTTATGTGGTGTTAGGACGTACGTATTTGTGTATCTTAATAGTTTGATGAGTCGCCCCATGTCTTCCAAATCACCACGACATAGACGTTGAACTTCTACTACTAATATAGCTCTTATTTTCGGACTTTCGATAGCCTTTAGTAGTCTTAACATTTCTGGACGATCATCAATACTCTCTGAACTCTTAACTTCTTTATATTCGTTTTGAGGAGGTATACGACCACCTAAATATTTATCTGAATATTCATTTAGTATTTTGTCATGTCTCTCTAAAACTTCTTCTACTGATAATAATGGATCATCAAATCTCGATTTACGGCCATATTTTAATGTTTCAAAAGCTGCAAACGTTGGATATTCTTTATATAACATAATTATCTCCTCTTGGTAAGTATTTCTTGTTGTGTCTGACAATTTCTTCTTTTATAATATTTTAGAACATTGGTTCTGCCCCGGACGAAAAGGAGAGATTTATTGAATGAAAGAAGAATACATATCCTCAATCATCGAAAAATTACACCAATGTGACGATCTACCTCTATTAGACCTCGTGTCACAACTACTAGACAAAAGTATCCAAGAGGCGGCTTAAACTTTCCAGTTTTGCTTTATCTAGAGATGCTAACCTTTCTACGACATCTAATAACTCTTTATTCATTCGTAGCTTGACGATGATGGTGGCTAACCTATCATTGTCTTTTTTTATTTCTTCAAAATCCTCAATTAACTCTGACTTTGAAACTTTGAAGTAAATAGCCAGTTTTTCAATATTATTAATACGTGGATATTTCTTACCATTTACCCAATCGGTTAATGTAGAGTAAGGAAAACCTAATTCTTCTGCAACTTCACCTCTATCTTTTCCACTTTTAGCTATATATTTCTTTAAATTTTTAGCAAGTACTTCTTTATTACCTAACCCCATATTTACACCTTCTTTCGTATATATAAGGTACATCAAAAACGCTAATAATGCAAAAGAAAACACTTAAAGCGTTGACAAAGTTATTCTAGGATAGTAATATTTAATCTAGATTAACGCTTTTAGCGTTTTATATAACGTTTTTAGCATAATAAAAGGGGCGGAAGAATGCGTAAATACGTTTTTGAAAATGCGACAGTTTATATTAATAAGCCGTCTGAAGAACAAATCGAAAACATTCGTAAGGCGACTGAACGATTTGTAACTAGGTTGGCTAAGGAAGGATTGATAGATAATGAGCAAAGACGAAATAATAAAAGAACTAGTGGAGCTCGTTCTAATGCAAGAAAAAGAAATTGATAAATTGCGTAATAGAATTTATCGAATTAATCAATACATAGAAGTTTATGAAGAATACATCAAGGGAGAATAATCAAAATGGCTACAATGATTCGCGCTAAGATATCTGAAAAGAATAAATATTGGATTGATAAACACAGACACTACGAGTTGAAACACTTCTGTTTACAATACCCATATTGGAAAAGGACATATACAGAACTGGATGGTTTTCAAGGAAAAACTGATGAGTCTGTACAATCTGGGCTACGGACGCCTGGCGATCCGACTTGTAGGTATGCTGAATTGAGAACTTTATATTTAGAACGAATGGATTTGGTAAGACGTACGGCATTTGAAGCTGATCCCGATCTAGCAACTTATATTTTTAGGGCCGTAACAGAAGGATTGTCTTATACATATTTAAAAACTAAGATGGCTATACCTTGTGGTAAAGATATGTACTATGATCGCTACAGACGATTCTTTTGGTTACTAAATCAATCGCGAGCATAACATGTCCTGTTATGAAAGGAGAGGAATAATCATGAGAATCATATTGAACGATATTAATTACAAAGGTGTACAT